GTTAATTCGAATGTCGCAGGATCGATGCCTGCATCCCCAGCCATACCCTTGTAGCTCAGCGGAAGAGCAACAGACTTCTAATCTGTTGGCCGCAGGTTCGATTCCTGCCAGGGGTACCAGTAGACAAGCTAAAAATATTTTGCTATAATTATATATAGATCGCTCAATAGAGGGTCTATATTAAATTATTCGCTTGAAAGGGGAATAAAATGGTAACAACACTGGATTTTTTTAATGATCCATTTTTTATTGGTTTTGATCGCCAAATTAAAGATCTACAAAATATACACAGAAATACTTCAAACTATCCACCACATAACATATCTAAGGTTAAAGGCCCAGATGAAATGTATGTGATTGAGCTAGCCCTGGCTGGCTTCAAGAAAGAAGATATTGAGGTAGAACAAGACAAGAATGTTCTAACAATTAAGGGCTCTTCACACGAGGATCCAAATAAAGAATATCTTTATAAGGGAATCGGTGCACGTTCATTTGTTAAAACATTTTCTCTTGCAGAATATGTAAAGGTAAATTCTGTATTTATTTTAGACGGAATCCTTATGGTAGGACTGACTAAGTATATTCCAGAAAGTGAAAGACCAGTCAAGTTCGATATTCATGATTTTGATGCAGAGGATAGCTTTGGAGATTTAAGAGATCTTGCCGAAGAAGAAGCTGCAACAAAGACAAAAAGAACTAAGAAATAGTATAATAATAGTCTGCACCTCGTCACTGAGGAGTCGCAGATAGCGGGCCGTTACCCGCAGGATGGACCTGAGTAAGTCCTCAAACTGCTCTCTATTATTAGTTAGGGAAGTTATGGACCTGCATTGGATGTCAGTTAGGGATGACAGTGATTTAGTTTCACTCAAAAGGTTATCCAACACAGTAAACGATGCAGGGTACAAATCAATTTTGCTTGTGTACCATTCTCTTTTGCCAGATCATATGATCAAGGTAGCAAATATTATAGACAAGACTCATTCATTTAAATATATGTTTGCAATTAGAACATATGCAGTCAGCCCAGAGCTCTGTGCAATGATGATGCATTCTTTTCATGAAATAGATAAAGACAGAGTGATGCTAAATATTGCGGCGGGAGATATGAAAGAAGATGAAGATAGTATAAACAACATGGTATTCATATCAGATCAAATGAGAACTAAAGATCAAAGAGTTTTATATACAACAGAGTGGATAGAAAAATTTATCAATCACCCCATGTTAGTAAAAAAGCCAGGCATTGTGATAAGCGGAACTTCTGAAAAAACAATTGAAAACTCAGAAAAGTATGCAGACATTCACCTGGCTATGCTATCAACATATAAAGAGGGGTTTAAGGTAAATACAAAAAGAAAAATGGCCTCAACCATAGTCATAATACGTGATACCAACGAAGAAGCAAGGGCGGTAGCCAACCAAGAAAAGAATTACATGATGCGTAACTCTATGGTATACGGCACTGAAGATGCTGTTTTAGAAAAATTAAAAAAGCTTAGTCTTTTAGGAATAACAGATATACTTATTTCAGATAGCGTGTGGGACAATCAGCTATACAGACTACACAAGATGGTAAAAAGAGTACAGGGAGTTTTATAATGCCAGTATATGAATACAAGTGTAGTCAAGATGATGCACATGCAACACTTGCAGTGACCAGATCAATCTCAGAAGATGATCCAGGTTACCTGTGTGAAGAATGTGAAGCGGATATGATAAGACACTTCACCCCCTTTGGAATCCAGTTTAAAGGTAATGGCTTTTATAAGACAGATAATCCTAAGTAAGGTATAATGTATATCTAGGGTAAACCCCTATTAGGAGTAAATATGCTAAGAACACGTAATTTAACTTTAAACGGTACAGCACAAGAGCTTACTATTGATGATATGATAGATACGCCAAATTCATTATCGGTTCAAAATACATCAGATAGCGGATACGCATACATTGGCAATCAATCAGTTACGACATCAGGATATGGGCATAAGCTTTTCCCAGGTCAAAGCTTTTCTATAGATTTGGGCTCAGATGATCAAGTTTTTGCAGTGGGCGATTCAGGAGTAACCGTAGCAGTATTTATTTTGGAGAAAGCATGATACATGTAAGCGATGCAGTAGGTGGGCAGGCAGTAAGATGGTCACCAAACTTTACAGCAACTGGCCTAGCGTTTACTGGAACAGGCGCTACATATCCAACATATAATTCTTATTACGTTAAAGCAGGAAAATTAGTTAGTTTTGCAATTCAAGTTGATTTCACCACAGTTACTAATTTTGGAACTGGACAATATAAGTTACAACTACCATTTACTCCTGCTGTTGGTTTTAATCATTTTTCTGGCTGGGCATGGGCCGATCCTAATGTTGATCCAGACACTGGAACTGGTCATACAATTGTTAATGCTGATACGTCAGGAGTTACTGATGTATTAGATCTTCATTATCTTAAGTCAGCAGGCGGTGCTAATTCTCCGATTAGAGAAGGATTGTTTTTGCAAGGAACTCCAGTAACACTAACTACTATTAGCAAAATTTATGTTAATGGTACTTACATAACTGCTTAATAATAAGGTTTAATTAAACTAACACATCTGGTATAATTACTAAGTAAGCAAAGATATTGCATTACTTAGGAGATACCTAGTTGACTAGAAAGTTACAGTATTTTTTAACCAGCCTTTTTATAATCGGCTGGCTCTTTCTTTTTGGACCAAGCAATGCACATGCTGAAGAAGTTACTGTTCAGGTAACACCAGCAAACCCATCTTCAGATACCGCCACAGCAACCACTCCTGTTACAGTTGAGATAGTTGCAAATAAAATAGAGGCGGCAGAAACAACGCTACAGGCGGCAGCTCAAACACAGGCAAATACGATCATATCTACAATTCAAGCAAATGTCCCAAACACAGACACTCAAACTGCTACTCAAATTGCTACAACTCAAGAGCCAATTGCAACTGCGGTTGCAGAGGCTACAGTCAAAGTTCAGGATGCTAACAATGCAATACAGTCTGCTGAGACTGCAGTAGCAGTAGCAGAAACAGCCCAAGCAGCAGTTGAATCACAAACTGCAGTAGTTGCTACAGCGACAACAAATCTAAATAATGCTCAAACAAATTTAAATACAGTAACTCAACAGGTTGAGTCTCAGACTGCTGTAGTTGCAACAGACACTACAAACCTTGCTACAGCACAGGCTGCTGCGGATGCTTCAGCCGTTACAACTACAACTAATGGAATTCAGGTAACAACTTACGCATCTCCTGGTGGGCAGCAGCCACCAATGCCAGCAGAAAATGCAACACCACTTTCAACTACAACAGTTCCTTATATTGCTCACCAATTTGGAAGCGGACAGGTATTTAACTCTGGCAGAGTAGACAATGTAATTGTTAAGTTTGAAGGAAAGATTACCGTTCCAGAAGAAGCAGTATCAGTAAGGTATGCAATTCATTCAGATGATGGCGCAAAGATGTATGTTGATGGACAACTTGCAATTAATGAATGGATTGATAAGGGCGGGGGGTGGAGTCAATATTCCCCAACCTATAACACAACTACAGATAAACAACAGGACTTTACTATTTGGTACTATGAAAATGGTGGAGGATCAGCCGTCATACTTGGCTGGGCGATAACAAGAGAAAACGGAACTGGCTACTTTACTACCCCAGTCAATGAAGCATTTGCAACTACAACAGTGACAAAAGATCCAGTATTAGTTGCTGCAGTTGCTACTGCACAGACAACACTTAATAATGATACTGCAGTTCTTAATACTCTTACTACACAAAAGACTGCAGCAGAAGCAGTAGTTGTGGATAAAACAGAAGTCAAAGCAGCTGAAGTTGCAACATTAAATCAGCTTACAGAAACTGCTACAGTAGCAGTTCAAACAGCAGACACCCTTGCTAATACAGCAACAACAAAAGTAAATGAAGCAGTAACTGCAATGACAAATGCAGCACAGGTTACAGTTAATTATTATGCAGAGCAACAAGCAGCAGCACAAGCCGCTGCAAATGCTGCAGCAGAGGCTGCAGCAGCCCAAGCAGCACAAGAAGCAGCAGCAGCGGAAGCCGCTGCACAAAGAGCCGCTGCACAAGCGGCAGCTGCAGAAGCAGCAAGAGTTAAAGCAGAAGCAGATGCAAAAGCAGCAGCGGAAGCTGCAGCAAAAGCAGAAGCAGAAGCCAAGGCAGCAGCGGAAGCTGCAGCAAAAGCAGAAGCAGAAGCTAAAGCCGCAGAAGAAGCGGCAGCTAAGGCTGAAGCAGACCGTGTAGCCGCAGAAGAAGCCGCTGCTAAAGCAGAGGCTGATCGTATAGCAGCAGAAGAAGCAGCAGCGCAAGCAGAACAAGAAGCTAAAGAACAAGCTGAAGCAGATGCAAAAGCGGAAGCAGATAGATTAGAAGCAGAGGCTGAAGCGGCAGCACAAGCAGAGGCAGATGCTAAGGCTGAAGCAGAAGCAAAGGCTCAAGAAGAAGCAGATGCTAAAGCAGAAGCAGAAGCTAAAGCACAAGAAGCGGCAGATGCAAAAGCGGAAGCTGAAGCAAAAGCTGCAGAATTAGAAGCGGCAAAGGCGGAAGAAGAAGCATTAAAGAAAGCAGCAGAAGAAGGCAAACTAACTGAAGAGCAAAAAGAAGTTGTAGTAGAAAAACTTATAGAAAATCTTGCTCCAGGAGAATCTATTTCAGCAGAAGAAATTAAAGCAGCAGGAGTTTCTTATTCAGATCTGCCACCATCAACACCAGTTGAAGTTCGTACAGATGAAAATGGAAACGCTCTTATAATTACTGCAGCTGTCGCTGCACAAGTTGAGCTTGTGCAAAATCCAGCAGCTTTGGTAGAAGAATTATTTACTAATCCAGCAGCGGCAATTGCAGCTCTTGGAAGCATTGGTGCAGATATGACTGAAGAAGAAAGAGAAGAAGCAACAGATATGGTTGTCGCTACAGTTGTTGCAGCAGGTGCTGCTATTAATGCAGTGGGAGCAGCAACAGGAGGAGCCACTGGAGGTGGCACAGGCGGAGGAAGTTCTGGTGGAGGCTCAGGGGCCAATTCACCAGGTCAAGGAGGAAGAAGAAAATGGTAAGAATAATAAAGAATATCCTAAAGGATATGGTTGACCAAGCATGGACCCTTCTTGGAATGTTTATTGCTTGGGTAGTTCTGGACGGAAGTGCAAAGACTATTGTCGGTTATGGCATTATGGCAACGACTGCTCTTTGGATAATTACAAGTCCAATAAGAAATAAGGAGGAATAAAAATGGCAAAGGCATATATTGAAGAGCCAACACAAGTAGGATCAGGAGCAATTGCAAGCATAAATAATATTCTTATGAGAATAATTGCAGTATTTGCAGCATCAGGATTGTCCGTAATTGGAGCAGGTGCAGTGGTAGGAATTGAAACCTATAAGGCAGTAATATTGGCAGGAACTTTAGGAGTAGCAACTGTAGTTGAAAGACTAGCAAGAGGCTTCCTGGATGACGGCAAGCTGACTGTGGCAGAAATTAATGCAGCATTTTCAGCGGTAGACAAAAAAGCAAAATAAATGCTATACTACATATAACCTTAAAGGAGGACTTAAATGTCAAACAATATACACCCAAATGCAGCCAAAGTTGTAGCTGCAGCAAAGAAGTATGCTGATGAAGGCTACTCAGAAGGACCAAATAACGATACAATTTTTGGAAAGCGATACGGAATGAATCACCAGCCTTGGTGTGCAATGTTTGTTTCAGGATGCTTTGATGACGCAGGACTAGTTCATCTAGTTGCAGCTTCAACAAAGAAAGGCTTTGCGTCATGCGATGCAGGAGCACAGTGGTTTGCTAAGAACAAGAGAATTGTTCCTATCGGACAAGCACAAGCAGGAGACGTAGTATTCTTTAACTTTGATAAGACACCAACAGATACAGAGCATGTTGGAATTGTTGTTAAGAATGATGGAAAGAATTTGCACTGCTACGAAGGAAATACTAGTGGAAACGCAAAGGGATCACAGGCTAATGGAGATGGCGTATTCCTTAAGAAGAGAGCATACAGCTTGGTCATGTCAGTAGCTAGACCAGACTGGGATGCACCAGTTCCAGCAGCAAAGGCTCCCGCAAAGAAAGCGGCTCCTGTAAAGAAGGCGGCAGTCAAGAAAAAGTAGTCATGGAAATTTTAGAAACTAAAATACCTGACGTACACATTATAAGGAATTACATTAGCCAAGAAGAGGTTAATGTAATTAACTCTGCACTATGCTCTCTTAATGAATCAGATTGGAATATCTTTGATGCAGAAAGAAGAATTCAAAGATATAAAAATTTAAAAAGAGATCAAAAAGAAATTACGGGTAGTAATCCTACAGGCAGAAAAGATGTTTGGGATGGCATGACAATAGGAACAACAGATATTCCTAAATCTCGTGCCATGTACCCAAATTTTCCTTTAGACCTTGTATTTGATATAGAAAAAAGAATGCAAGCTACGGCTGAAGAGCAATTTAATCAAAAACTTTTGGTACAGCTATCTGGACTTCACAGATGGAGAGTCGGTAGACTTCAAGAGCCACACATAGATTACTTTGATCCTGAAGAGGATTACGATTGGGAAGAGCTAGCTAACTACAGAATATGGCCTGAGAGCGCAGAAAAGTTTGGAAAAACATTTTTTGATAAACATTACTCAAGCTTACTTTATTTTAATAGTGATTATGTAGGAGGCTCTCTTTACATGCCACAATATGATTTTGAAATTCAACCAGAGCCAGGAATGCTTATTTCATTTAAAGGAGACTCAAAACATCTTCATGGTGTTCGTGAGATAACAGAGGGAGTAAGACATACCCTTTCTCTTTTTTGGACTAAGAGATCTTGGTATGATATACCAGGAAATTCAAAAATTTTCCCAGGAAGGCACCCGAACAATGTATGAATATCACGTAAAAAAAGTAACTAATGTAGTAGACGGAGATACAATAGACGTAGAGATTGATCTTGGTTTTGATATATCATTTAGTTCAAGAGTCAGGCTTGCGGGCATCGATACCCCAGAAAGTAGAACAAAAGATAAGATTGAAAAAGCTTTAGGTCTTGAAGCAAAAGAGTATGTTAAGTCTAAGATTAAAGACGCTAAAGAAGTTGTTATTAAAACAGAAAAAATGGATTCTTCAGAAAAGTACGGAAGAATCTTAGGATGGTTGTATCTAGACGGATCAACAGTTTCTGTAAATGAGCAAATGATTGCTGATGGTTACGCCTGGGGATACCTTGGAGAAACTAAGGTTAAAGACTTTGAAGAGCTTGCAAAGATAAGATCTAAAAAGAAATAAATTTATTTGTTTTTGTGCTTTTCTAAAAACTCAAGAGTTGTCTGAACTTCCTGGTGTATTCCATTTCTTGCATTGGTATACCTTTGTGTTTTATAAAACTCATCTGAATTTCTAACGGCTGGCCAGAAGAATGAAATTAGATTATTTCTTTCTCCAGATAGAACTGGTGTTACCTCATGTGGCACTTCTTCGTCACCAGTAAAGAATATAAACGTACCTGGCTTTGGTTTAATTTTAAAGTTTTGGAATGGGAAGTTTAACTCTCCACCTTCACAGTCAGAATAAAAGTATAGCAACCCAGATCTGTCTGAATCAGCTCCAGGTCTTTCCAATAGCTCATCTTTTGTTGAAACAAATCTATTGTCCATGTGCAAAACATTTCGTCCGCCAGTTACCATTTTGCTATAAAATGCTGTCTTTAGATCGTAGTCTTCTTTATAGAAATCAGATATTACCCTAGACATCATTGGGCATATTAATGATAGTAAATCAATTCCAACATTGTACATTGGGTCATTGTTGTAGTGTGCGATAGGTCTTTTTATTCCAACCTCTTCTGCATTATCACCAGCACTAGGGCCAGAAAATACTGAAGGCCCAGCTTTTTGGTGACTCATATCAACATGCGGATTAATAGCCTTGTATATAAACATGGCTGTATCTGGAGAAATAAAATCTTCAATAATATGAATTTTTCCGTCTATGCTTTTTATGTTTTTCATATATATACTATACCATATTTGTGATATAATTGATAGATGGAAAAATATCTAATTAAGCTAAATATTGATATAGAGGTTGAAGCCTTTAATGAATCTGATGCAAAAGAATATGCTCTTGATGTATTAAATATAGACAATGAAATTAAGCATATAGATATTTTAAAAATAAAAAAGATTAAATAATCTATTGACAGCATGGGTTTAAATATTATATAATAGGATATAGGCGGAACTAACAGATAGGGAAATAAGTGCTAGTTTTGACGCCTAAAGGAGTTGATGTCTTTATTGAAAGATTCAGCTCTAAAGATAGAGAATCCTATTGGGATAACTATAATTTAATTATATGGAAAAAAAATCCAACGGGGTTTTCTAATAAAAAGGGATTATTTAAAAACAATTCTTGGGGAATTGCAGAGAATTTATCTATAAGTACAGACGGAACATGGAAGATGTCGGACAAATATGTCAAATATTTTAAATGATCTAGGTCTAGAGGAAAGTGATTTTAAGTGGTTTGATATTGCTATTTGTCGTGGTATGGACACAAATTTATTTTACGACAAGTATGAATCAGATCCAATCATAGCCTCAAGTATTGATGAAGCTTGTTTGAGTTGTCCAGTTTCTAAAGATTGTTTCGAGTCTGGAACCATAAACAATGATCACGGTGTATGGGGCGGCATATATCTAAACTCTGGCGAGATAGACAAGGTAAAGAATATTCACAAAACAAAAGAGTTTTGGCAAAAAATAAAAACAAAAAATGGTATTTAAAAAATGGAATTTATAAACAAAGACAAAGACCACTTTAGATATGGTGTCAATGAATGGACGGGCGATCCAAACAAGCCAGTTTTTTACACCCCAGAAATGGCAAAAAGAATTAGAGAAATTAAGAAGCCTGACATGGGCTTGCAAATGGACATAGCAAAGTATCCAGAGTTTTTAGCAATAAGACTATATGAAGACAATTTTTTGCAATACGAAGGTATTAAAAAAGAAATGGTAATTGATTACGTTGGAAAAGTTAAAAAACTAATCGAATCTTATGGAGTAAGATGCGAACTGGAAGGGGTCCCAAGTGCGAGAATATTACGAAGTAATTAAGATTGTATTTATTCATGCTGAAAGAGTATACGGCTCAGTAGAAAGCTTGGGCCTATATGCATCAAAAGTTAAATACCAAAAGGATGGTATTGAAATAGAAGAAGTGCTAGAAAATGATGAATTTACCATAATGGATGAGATCGTTTTTGAACACGTAGAGGAATCTAATTAATGGAAAAAATACTATGTTACTCCTGTAACAAGACCAAAAACAAGTTAAGTGTAAGAAAATCAATCTTAATTCCAATTAACTTGTTAATGTGTGAGACATGCATATCTTCTAAATTTGAGCCTAGGTGGGTTATTATCCTTGCTGGCAGACAACTAGGACCAGATAGTGTTAAAGAGCTTATTATTAAGAAGAGATACTGCGGAAACGACATTGCGGCCTCTGAACTTTTAGTTTAAGTCAACTAGGAATAATCTAATTAAATTAAATTAGTTTTGAGTTATAACTATTAGTCGAGTATAATTTACATGTGAGCGTATTAGAATGGATTGTGTTATCGGCTGCTGCAAGCGCTGGCCTAGGATACTTTGTAGGCAAATTCATTAAGCTATTCAAAACGTGGTTTGACTTTATTGATGAGTGGTATGGAACAGAAGAAACCCCAGGAATAACCGCCAGGCTAGATGACGGACAACAGCATTTTAATAAAATAGATGCTGAGCTGGCAACCATTAAAGCCGAGCTATTTAATAATGGCGGCTCCTCATTGCGTGATGCAATTGATCGCATCGAAAAAAATACCTCAAAATAGCCTATACCTTCGAATTTATATTTAGTATACTAGGGATATGACCTGTATAGTAGCTATTGCCCAAAATGGTGTTGTTTATATGGCATCCGATCACGCCGCATCCGATGATAAGACTGGCTGGATTCTTGCAAGAAAAGAACCTAAAGTGTTTAAAGTGGGACAGTACGGAGTTGCGTTTACAGATTCATTTCGCATGGGACAAATTTTGCAATACTCATGGACGCCACCAAAGTATACTCCAACAAAAACTAATTCAGGTTTAGATAAGTTTATGCGGACCAAGTTTATTGATTCAGTTAAACAGGCATTCAAAGACAATGGTTACGGAAGCATCGGATCTTCTTCAGAAGAAGACACTGGTGGAATATTTATAGTTGGAATCTGTGGAAGAGTTTTTACTGTAGACGAAGACTTCCACGTAGGTGAGAATGTTGTTAACTATATGGCAGAAGGAAGCGGTGGACAGATAGCGCTTGGTGCTTTATATGCTACAAAGAATCAAAAGAATCCACGCTTACGCTTAAAGGCGGCGCTAGAAGCTGCTTCAGAGTTTAATATGAGCGTATCTGCCCCCTATACATACATCCAAGTTTAAGGTATAATAGAACTATGAAATGGCTCATAGTAATTGCAGTTACACTTGCAGTATACATCTGGGCATCAAAAATTAAAGCAAATGTCAAGCTATTCCTTGATAACTATGAAATTTTGCTGGTAGACAAGGAAGATGTTGAAAGAGAAGGCAGACACTCTGATGACATTTTACAATTAAGACCAGAAAGTTATGAGAACTCTATTGATTTAAGAGGCACCCCAACACACGTATGTCCATGTGGATCACAAATTTGGAACCTTAAAGTTATTTTTGAAGACTTTGAAATTGCTACCTATTTCCTAGATATGGAATGTGTTAGCTGCGGTAGTGTTGCTACAGCACCTACCCCTGTAGACAGAGAGGAAACAGAGTGAGAAAGTCAGAAAGACTAAGACTACTAGAAATGCAAGTCGTAAGACTTGAAATGATGGTTGAGTTGTATACACAAAGCTTAACTAATCTATTACAGTCTCAAGGCCTACAGACTCCAACACAGCTCGATGCTGGAAAATGGTATAAGGCTAAGTTAGATAAACTAGATAACGAATAGCCTATTGACAACCTGTCAATATTTAGTAGAATAGGTACTATGAATAAAAAAATAATCACGGCTCTAGTAGCCCTAGTAATCGCTTTACCTACAACTGCAACTGCTGCTTCTAAAAACAATATTAGCAACAAGTCTGCACAAATTCCAACAATAGCAATCCTGGACACAGCGATTGACACATCTCTACCTATTTTTAAAGACAAGATTATTTACGAAGCATGTGTTGTTCAGTGGAGCTCATGCCCAAATGGCTTGTCGGTCATGGAAGGTCCTGGCTCTGCCACATTGAAGACAGAGTGGCTTTCAAAAAATGGATTTGATCATGGCACACAAATGTCATCTCTTGCAGTGGCAACAAATCCAAACATTAACATTGTTTTTGTTAAGATTATCGGTACAAACATCAATGGATTGAGGCAGGCTGCAGGAGAACCTACTGTGTATAACGCATTAGAATGGGTAATCCAAAATAAGAATAAGTTTAACATTCAGGCTGTTTCTATGTCTCAAGGACACCACAACTTGGTAACTGGATCAGACTATTGTCCTAAAACACCAGTAACCGAATCAAAGATTGAAACATTGAAATCAATGGATGTCGGAGTATTCTTCCCAACTGGAAATACTAGAGACTATTCAAGAATCGATTGGCCAGCATGTATCCCATCTGCAATAGCAATTGGTGCTACAATGCCTACACAAACTGTTGCGATTTATAGCAATTATGACCCTAAGCTAACAGATTTCTTTGCACAGGGAACAACACAAGCGGTCACCGTTGGCGGAAAGACTATCAATGTCGCTGGAACCTCTAGTGCAACTGTAATTGCAGCCACATCATGGGCAACAATTAAAGCGCATAAGCCACAACTTAATTACAATCAGATTTATGATTTGATTGCTAAGACATCTATCAATACATCTAGTTCTAGGGTAACTTCTGGTAAGTTAATTAATTTAAATGGCGCTCTAAATGGGTGAACAATTAACCATACTTGAAGAGATCATTAAAGAAATTGGTGAGGAGTTGTACCAGAAATGGTACAACGGCCTTGCCCTAGAAGATAGAACTGAAGAAGCTTCAAAGGCTATGTCTGTAAATGCAGGAGAAACCGCAGTCTGGGTTATCCAAACATTTATGAATAAGTTCAATAGTGCAGCGGATGAATTAAAGGGAGAGTAAGTTGATAGTTACAGATGAAAGTTTTGATAGCGTACTTAAATCTCACGATTTAGTGCTTATCGACTTTTGGGCTCCATGGTGTGGACCATGCAAAAAGGTATCTCCAATCCTAGATGAGATATCAGAAGAGCGTGGTTTATGGGTCGGAAAGTTAAATGTTGATGAGAATCCTATAAAATCATCAGAATACTCTGTAACATCAATACCTTATATGGTATTATTTAAGTCTGGAAAGCCAGTGAAAACAATTACTGGTGCAAAGCCTAAGCACATCATGCTAAAGGAGATTTCAGAATGGATCTAGAATTTGATTCAGAAGATACTAATCATTTAGAGTTTGAAATATGGCTTAAGAATGGTTATGATCGTGGCTGGGTATCAGATGTATTTTGTGATACACATGATGGCCCACCAATGTCAGATGAAGAAATGCAAGAATGGGATGAAGGTGGAGATCCCTGTTCATTTCATGTAAAAATACATGAATTACATTAAGTTTCTGTGCTCACATTAGAGGCAGAAGAAATAAGGAGAATAAATTAAATGAACTCATTTAAGAAAGTATCGCTAATCATCGCTGCAGCCCTGACTAGCACAATGCTTGTATCGCCAGCAGCTCAGGCTAATGCTGGAACTGTTACCCTAACGGTGGCGGGATCTGCAGCAACAGGTGGAACAGTAGTAGGAACTCCTGTATCACTTCCAGTGCCAGCAGACAACAGTATCGATGCAGCAGATGCATTGAAGATTGCTGTAACGTCAGTAGACACTGGCACAGTAGTAACAGCAGTTGCAACTAATGCAACAATTGTTTCTGCTCTAGCAACATCAGCAGCACCAGTAACCGCATCAAGCGGATCTTCAACACTTTCAGTTTCAACAGGAACTGGAAATTCAGCAGACTTTTTTGTATATACTAAGTCTACATCAGTAGGAACAGTATCGATTACTCGTGCTGGAACTACAACTGTTTACTATGTACAGGGTACAGCAGGTGCCCTAAACTCAATCGCTTTGTCTGCACCAGTATCAGGAGCAGCAGGCACAGTAGCAACACTAAAGGTAACTGGATACGATGTATTCGGTAACGCTAAGGGTGGAGCAACAATTAATACTCTAGTATCTTCAAATGGTGTTGCAACAGCAACAGCGCTTACAACAGATACAGCAACAGCAACACTTGGAACAAAGGAGCAGTCAGTCACACTTCCTGCTTCAGGTTCAGTCGTTGTTACAGCATATGCAACAGTTGCAGCAGCAGTAACTGGTCTTTCAACACCAGTAGGTGCAGTAACAGCAACAGTTGCAGTTCGTGATCTTGCAGGTGAGCTTGCAGCAAGAACTGCAGAACTAGCAGTTGCTAACGCAGCGCTAGCAGCAGAGAAGGCTGGACGTGCAGCAGATAAGGTAGCAGCAGATAAGGCTATTACAGATGCAGCAGCAAAGCTTGCTACAGACAAGGCAGCAGCGGATCTTGCTAAGGCTATTTATATCAAGGAATACAATGCCCTTGCTACAAAGTGGAACGCAAAGAATCCAAAGGCTAAGGTCAAGCTAAAGAAGTAATTCTTTAAATTAAAGGGGCAGGACTCAGGTCTTGCCCCTTTAGTATATAAATGATAGAATAGATGTATGGATAAACTCATAGAATACCTAGATGAAAGTCATAGGAAAAAAATTGCGGATGAGATAAGATATTTAGAATTGCCTCCAGAGTGGAGACCGTATGAGGTTATACGATATATAGTTAGGATAATAGAAAAACAAAATGGGTAAGCACCACGACAAAATTAAAAAGGCTTTAGAGCAAAGAATTGCAGCAACACCTAACGGTGCAGGATTTAAGAAACCAGGTTCTATGAATAAAAAGAAGACAGGTTATCGTGGCCAAACAGCCAAAGGGTCCAAATAGTGTTCGGTGAGTTATGTGAATGGCCTGGATGTAGTAATAAATCTAGTAGGATTGCTGCTAAACCAGAAGGCGGAATTATAGATATTTGTGACAAGTGTTGGCACAACGAATATAAATCATAAGAGGTATTAAAATGGAATCGTCCAAGAGAAGTTTATACAAGTCATTATCATGGCCTGCAGTACATATCCTTTTTGTAGGCACACTGGTATATTTTTTTGAGCTACTAATTACTGGAGAAGCACACTGGGAGTATGCTGGTTCATTTGCAATAATTTATACCCTATGTGAAGCCTTAGGGTTCTTTCTACACGAAAGAGCATGGAATAAATACGGCAATAAGATCAAATAGCCAACGTTTTAGTCTATTAAAAAAGAAATGCTATAATAGACTGATAGATGGATTTCTAGACCCATCTAAATACAACCTATAGGAGTAATAAAATGACAGACGGAAACAACTTGACAGGTTTTAATGAAGTAAAGCCAGCAACAGCAACAGCTTGGAATGGTGAGCAATATGCAGCAGATCCTGCATCAGCTTTCTCATCAGCAGATAAGTCAACACAAGACGGTTCTGGCCTAGGCAACGGCGGTAAGTAATTATGTGTATTGAATGCGGATGTGAAGCATTTGGTAGCGAAACTGGTATTGTTCCAGTAACTATTACTGATGTTTCAAGAGATGGCGAATCAGGTCTAACCCTAGACATGACTTCAACACCAGAGCAGACAAGACAATTCATCAATGAGTAATTTTACAAAAGACGATGGAACTGGAATGACACCACCAGGAGGCGCAGGATCAGCATCTGGTGCAGTAACAAGTCGTGAGGCAACAAGAAAATATCCAAAGCAAGGCGTTAAGCCAAGAATAAAGATAGATGTTAACAGCCACGGTATACGTAGAGAAACATCACTAGATCCAAAGCCTAAGAAGACAAGACCAAAGAAGGTCTAATTACATATTAGATATGGCCCCATAACTGGGGCTATATTTATTTAAGGATAACAATGTGCAAAAAATGTGGTAACTGTTCAGCAGAACATAACGGCAGAACTATAGATGATGCTATAGACGAAATCCTTGACTCTCCAATATAAATATTATATAATGGATATCTAACAGAAAGAATTTTAAATGTATTGGTCGTATGTATTAGCTGCAATTGGCGTAGCAGGAATATTTTTTGTCGGTAGGAAAACAATATGGGGATGGCTAATTCTGCTATTTAATGAAGCCTTGTGGATAACCTATGCTTTAATAACTAATCAATATGGATTTATATTGTCAGCAATTGCTTATGGTATTGTATATATTAGATCTTATATACACTGGAAAAGAGAAGAATAGTGATGCAAAAAGTGCGGCGAAAAGAGAGAGCATGTTGAGAATTAAAAGCATTTTGTGCAAAATTAAAGGACATGTGTTGGTAATGGCGGGCTCATGCCCGTTTACAGGATCAACTTATGAATACTGTGAAAGATGCACGGCAATGATTCCTATTCAGAAAGCGGTTTAAAATGTTAACTAATTTAGTTGAAAGATACCTTATGCGTCCTAAACGCCTCAGAGAGGCAATACAAGCGGTTGTTCACGATAACGATGAACTACTACGCAGGATTAAAGAACACGAACAAGATGATACTCCAACCAATCTTACGTGGTCTGAAGGCGACAGATGGTATGGATGGACATACAATAGTAACGCCAAGCGTTATTACTTTGACGACATTGGCAATGAATCATTGATGGGGCTATGGGAAGATCAATGGGCTAGGGAAAAAGAAGTTGTCAAATCATCTTTATTTGAAAATCAGGTAGACTTTGAATGAGAAGACTTTTAAATGGGTCGGAAGTTCCAGAAACTGATAAAGCAGTAGATCTAACAATACATACTAAGGCTCCAGCTAAATGGCTTCTAATCGACATGGAGACTGGACAAGAATATATCGGATCAGAAGAGCCTAATCTTTATGGCAAATGGAAACGGATAAAAGATAAATCTGAGTTTTATCAAGATGAGATATGGTAGCAGGAGACTATACTTATTCTTATTTTTGTAAATGTGGGTCTGAGACTTACATGGAGTTGTCTAAAGAATTAGACTATAAACCTAAATGTCTTAAATGTAATTCTAGTCAACTAATATTAAGATACACAGTAATACATGGTGAGTTGTGGATGAGCCCTGACCTACATGAATAAAGAAATGGTACAATATACTTATGAGTGAAAAAACAGGATATAAGCCAACTTCTGGTATGCAGTCAGCAGCACGTCGTGCCATTAAACTAAAAGAGCAGGGCAAGGCAAAGGGTGCAGGAACAGCGGTAGGTTGGACAAGAGCTGGACAACTGGCAAGAGGCGAAACATTAAGCTTATCTACAGTTAAGCGCATGTATTCCTTTTTTTCTCGCCATGAGGTAGATAAGCAAGGAAAAGATTGGGATAACGCAGAGAATCCTTCAAACGGAAAGATCATGTGGCTTGCTTGGGGCGGGGATGCAGGATTTTCTTGGTCTAGAAAAATTGTTGAAAGAGAGAAGAATATGAAAAAGTCACTAGAATTAAATGAGATCGTAGAAGAGATTAAAGATATCCTTGATGATGTGGTAAACCCAATCACGAAGGCAATTGAGATTGAAATTGAAGAAGAAGACGAAGAAGACGATATGGAAGATACCGAAGATTGCAAGTGTAATGGGTGTATGGATTGTAAGGCAAAAGGCGGATGCACCGAGAAGTCATGCAAAGGCCATGATAATATGTACAAGTCTGAAGAGCTTTCAGATGAAGAGATTTCAAAGTCATACGAGTCCGATAATGAAGAAGAGGACAAGTGGGACAATATGCAGAAGGCTTGCTGGTCTGGATATACCCAAAGAGGTATGAAGGAAAAAGATGGTCGCATGGTACCTAATTGCGTACCCGTAAAGAAGTCTCTATTCGGCACAGAAGGACCTCAAACACTAATCCCTAGGAACAGATAGTATGGGTATCCTAGATAATCTAGAGGCATACTTAGAGGCGGCGGAAGAGACAGATAAGTGTTATTACTGTCAAGCCATTGCTACATACAACGATATAGCTGAAGTAGATAGAAACTATCAAATAGTAGGCGTATGTGGATGTCATGCATATAAAGGATTAGTTTCATAATCGGTAATATGCCAAAAGACAAAGAGTTTAAAATAAGCATTGGAGCAGTAGAAGCCCAGTGGGACGAAGATAATCAAAACTATACCGTAGACATATCATTTAATCTAGGTGGGTCAGCAGAATACATAATGGATGAAGATCAATTATCTGATTTTGAGTCGAATCCTACTGGAAAATATTATAACTCTAATATTAGATTAAGTTAAATATAGACCGCAATTAGTGCGAAAATTTCGGCGGTAGAGACCCCCTTGTCAGTACCTGACAAATATACTATAATAGGCATATGTTACAGAGCCTAGAGATACCTGATCCATTTGCTACATTTGTAGCAAACAAATATGCCAAATTTAAGGGCATGCAATATGACTTCTTTGCCAAAGAATGGCACCTAAAAGCTGCTTGCTGTGGGGAAGACCTTTATGCTCCAAATAGAAAAACTATGACTAAGATCAGACTTTATCACACCAGAAATGAATGTATGGGCGGGTACTAATTGGCTAGAATCTGGGAATATAGCCTATCTGCCAAAGAGGAAGCCATATGTGTAGAGGTAGGATATCAAAGACAAAAGCCATATTTTGGTGATCCAAGTAAGAATATCAACTATGCTGAAGGTGATCTCTGGGAGATGTGGCAGCATGTCGTATGTGCAGGATCAGAATTGGCATTTGCCAGAATGCTTGGCAAGAAAGAGTTTGTACCACACTTTAACAAATGGAAGACTGAATTAGATGTTCCAGGGGTTGGGGAAATTAGATACTCATTTAATCCAACTGGTGGGCTACGCTTCACCAAGAGGGATAACCCTGATCTAAGATATGTCCTAATGATAGATGGCATGGCCATCAAGAATAGGACGGGGCGGAATGAAGATAGAAGAAGTACTCCCTATAAAGCTATAGGCTGGATGTATGGACATGAGTGCATGCAAGAGGTATATCTATCTAAATATAATAATACTACATGGGTAGTACCTTATGATCAATTAAGGCCAATGCCCAAATAAGGGGGAACCAATGGCATATAGCAGATTCTACAATAGTCATATATACATATATCCCCATGTAGCAGGGTATATCGAATGTGCTGGATGCTGGTTAAATAAAGATAAGTCTGGAATGTCAATCTTTCCTAAAGGTGTAGAGATATATACAGATGATCAACTAATCGCTCATTTAGATCAACATGCCAAGGCTGGTCATTCTATGCCAGAGGGGCTACTGGATGAAATTTTGCGGGATCCAGAGAGATATGGTATCCTAGAACAATGATAACTATACTAGCCATACTCATTACATGGTATATAACCAAGTACTATTACACTCGATCATTTACTCTGGATATAGAACAATCTGATCTAATTAAAGCTACATGCTCCAAATGTGCTCGATCAGGATATATCAGTCAAGATAACCTACGTGCTCCATACTACTGCATCTCCTGTAAATAGAGCACAATAGGAGCTAACTCCTATATCCCCCCGCCCATAAACATGGCTCATATGGCCTTCTAGAGGCCTTATAAATGGAGTAAAGTGGAGCATTGTGGAGAATTTATACTATAGATACTGTTTAATTAGTTATTGATTTATCGACAAATATACATATGTGTAATTGAACCTTATCAAATGATTGCCCGTAATGTCAAATTTGTCCATTTTGGATATAGACATGCTGGCATATTTCAGGGATTTTGTCAATAGCCTCGTAAATGGCATATTTTGCCCACATTGTCAATAGATTTTATGTAGAAAATATAGAGGAAATTTTGACAGATTCTGGGTATATTATGCTTAATTCATTATATGTTTTAAATGATTCTATATCTATTTGTCGACATTTCTACAAATTTTGAGGGATTTTTAATATGCCCTCGTAAACGAGAAAAATTGCCCACAAATTTCAGGGATTTTTTTTGATCTGTCGTAAAGGGGAAAATTTGCCCACATGCCCACACACAAAAAATCCACAGGCTGTGGATAAACCTGTGGATAATTTGGGCTATATACTAACCAACTAAGTATATGTTGCCATTAGATAAGCTTGCTTACTATCTAGATAAATGGATGATCTATAGTTACATGTTGTCTATTATCTTTATCATGTAACCAGGAGTATCTGTAACTTTGTTCCTCCGCCTTTGGTAGCTTTTTGATTACCTTGTCTGGGTCCACTGGAAGTTTGATGTTCTCCCATTTGTATTGCTTAATTAGTTTATTAAGAGTTTGATTTAGTTCGTGTGCTAAGAACAATCCTTCACAGGATTGGCCTGAGTTATAAATACCTGACTCTGTAGTTAATTCATCATTATGTCTATTTGCTTCCCAGCGAATAATTTGAGCAACTAATTCCATAATGCGGTCAACTGTGTAAAATGGTTGGTCTGTTAGATATCTTGCCAATATGGCAGGATTAAACCAATGGTCTTCTGTTAGATTAACTAGGTCTTCTGCTACTTTGATTTCTCTTGTCTTACTCATTCTTCCGCCTTCCGCCTTGGTAACTGCTCATTATATCAAAATTAGGGAGGGGTGGCAACTCTCGTCCACCACCCCTCGTTCTATTTACTTAGCCTTTTTTGTAGCTGGCTGTGGGTCCGTGAAGGTAACACCCTTGTTCATAGCTTCCTGGATAGCTACCTTGGCAGCTCCTGAGAAACGTCCACGTACACCTACTGTAATTCCTTGCTGCTTTAGATATTCACGCTTTGTTGTCATTTGGTTTGATCCTTTCTAGATCGGTTTTGTTTTAATTATAACAGATTTCCACGGGATTGTAAATACCTGTCGTAAAGCAAATTTTTTGCCCCTGCTTTAAATTTTTTTAGTCAGCTTATCTTTAATTAGTTTTTGTTCTTCCCGCCAGCGCTGCCAATGATTAACTTGTTTGATCTCGACATCTACTTCTGGTGGGCACTCAAGGATCTTTGGGACTCCCCCAACTATCTCTATTTTAACTTTATACTTGCTCATCGCCTAACCTATCTTTAATTAGTTTAGCAATGATGTTATGAGCTTGAATGTTCTCTGTCTCTGATCCGCCCCACAGAAGCCTTTGGGCCTCTGCGAGGACGGTGTCCACGTACTGATCACTCATCTTCATCTTCTTCCTCCTCTTCGCTTTCAGGGTCAACCATGTGGCCCCGTTCAATTAGCCAGTCCATTACATCGTCGCTTAGTTGTTCGGCACCATACTCTAATGAGAAGCCAAAGCCTTCGTCCACTGACTTGCATAGGTCCTCCCATACTTCATCCTCAGTCGATTTAAAGATGTAGTCTGAGTCGTTCATTCGGTATTTAATTACGTCCCACGTCCACAGCCATACCAGGGACAGCCCAAGGTCGGTGCTTTCTAGAATAGAAATACATTCGTTTAGTTTATCTTTATCTGCTGGCTTCATATGCTAGTTCCTTTTCTTCCCATTGTGCGAGTGTTCTGACTGTAAAGTCTTTTCCGAGATTGTAGCAGAATCGAACGGATTCCTCAAGTGTGGTAGCACTAAAAATCGGAGGACTAGAATGGTCACGTTCATCAAGACTATAGACCTCAAACTCATCAATACCTCCTGGACTAATAGAATAATTTACTTCTAGAATTTCTAATTGAACATCATTCATTACGTGCTCCAATCGCAAATGATAAATCATATGTTAGTTTATACATACCAGTTAATGCGTCAAGATATCCTTCAGCATATGTGCGTTCCATTGAATCCATTGCCTCTTCTGACCTGTCTTCCGCCTCTTGTGCAAGCGCTAGGTCTTGCTCTCCAATTAGCATTAGGTTTTTAAGTTCCCCGTGCATTATATCTAATCCAGTAACACCTGCATTTACCATACGTTGCAAGTGGGGCGGGAGCCCAATATCTTCTGCAGTCATCATTCATATACCCTTTCGTTAGAGTCATTCATTATATCAGTAGCCACTGACAATAAATGCCTGGTTGCCTCAATTTGTCCGTCAATGCCTAATATGTAATCTATCGCATCATCGTCCTCATCAAAGACATATTTATTCTGATATGCCTCTTTGTCTTGTTCTAAACTAATTAGATGTAACTTCATATATTCCAGGAATCTACTAGTCTTGGTAACCATCAAAATACCCTTCTGCCCACAAGCCTTGGAGAAAACTAACTGTCTTTTCCAAGCTTTTAACTAATGGCTCCTTGTCGATCAAATCGGACGGGGTCCTAAGATAGAATAACTTAGCATCGTGTACAGCATTAATCATTTCATCTATATCTGCCATTTCATATCCTAACATTACTTTACCTCCCAATATTCTAGTATTAGATTTAATGCAGAGTGGATATTGCAATCACAATCCCCACCCATATTATCCATAAATTCAAGATGACTATAATTGTCATTATAGATTTCATCTACTAATGTACCAACAGTCATAGCCCTTAGTTTTTCAACAGTTCTCATTTTCCTAATGCCTCCTCCATTGTGTAGGTTTTCTGATTTGCTAATACTACACTATGGGTCTGACATTCTGCCATAGCCACCTCATCCTGCCAAGAGCCTTCTCCACATTCTGAGCAGAATTCACCGCAGTCATCTTCACAATAAGATAATGTATCAAAAGACTGGCAAGCATAGCAACGATTCTCATATTCTAGAATCTCTTTAACCTCACCACGGACAATCTCATACTCACCACCCCAACCTGTTTCTTCCTCAAACTCTAATGTGAGCAGGCAGTTAGGAACAAGATTACTTAGTTTAGTTAAGATAGTTACAGCAGGTGACCAAGCAGTTTCATATTTGTAGACAAGCCAGTTGTCATCACCTTCTGATTTATATTCAAGTAATTCTGTATTAGAATACTCTTCATCATCACGAACGGCTACATCCCATTTGGTGCCCCAATTAGAATTATTCCAAGAATACCAATCCTTCTGAGTCTTAGCAAACTCAACAGATTTGCGGAACCAATCAGGGTCATTAGTATCAATACCACCACG